GACAGCCTTCCAAGTCATCCTGTTATTAATCCAATACTAGGAAATTCTGCGCGAGTGCATTGACGTTTAGGCGCTCTAACTCCCGCCATATCAAAAACCGCCGCAAGTTCAAAAGAAACAACAGTTCGATTTTCCGCCGATTTTCTGTCAATAATGTATATTTCTTGCGGAAATTCTGCCGTGCTGTCTGGGGTTCCATATGGGTTTACATTGCTTGGAAAATTCGCCGCATCAATAAATTTTGCCTGAGTTCTTATTCTTTTTACAGTTGCACCTGTCAAATCGTTTCCCGTAGTAACATCGTTTACTGTAAGAAGGATTGCTGAAAGTGTTCCAAGAGCATTTGAAAAAGTAAGGGTTGGGCGCGGAAGTTGCCCTTTTCCATATTGAAAACCTTCTGCCTGAACAGGAAATCTTGTATATGCGTTACCTTGCCAAATTATTTCACCATTATCTTTTAAACTTGTTCCCGCATGAAAACGATAAGTTGTTGTTGCGCCGTGTAGTGAATTATCAAGAGTCAAAGTAAACAGTTCAATTACCGCTGACGGGTTGACATTCTGTAATTCACTTACAATTTTATCTGTACTCATGCTTCAAATACTTGCCTGAATGTAGCGCTGATTGACGCCCTGTTGTTATAAGGTATTGATTTCGACCAAGTTTCGCAAACAAATTTCTTTGCACCTGAAAGAGTGATTGAAACATTTCCGCTATTTGTTGCACTTGAAGCGGCTGTAACTGTAAAAGTGTTTGCATCAACCGCTGTTGCAACTGTAAAAGAACCATCAGTTGCAGACCCTGATGTGTAGTCGATTGTCAAAACATCGCCTATTGCAACACCATGATTTGAAATCGTAATTGTTACTGTAGTTCCTGATTGAGAATATGTTCCTGTTTTTGTAAATCCTTCGCCGGGCGGTGTAAATGTAAAACTTTCTTGATCGTTTGCACGGCTATCAAGAAACGCTTCAACAACATCTGATTCTGTTTCGCTCAATTCAAAACTTACATTGTAAACTTTCGGGTTTTGATTGCTTGCTAATCCAAAAAATATTCTCTGTTCAAATCCATCTGCAAACCTTACTGTGCGAACAGCGGGAGCAGATTTTTTTGAAAAGCCTTGATATGTTGGTGTGACGCTTGGAAAGGTTGCCATTTTAAGTTGCTAATAAACCGCCGGGCCTTTTTTGTTTTATTAATTCTGATTGTATCGCTGAAGCAAGAGCAACGCCAAGTTCTTTCCCGCGATCTTCATTTGCATTTGATTGCATACCTTCAGCCGAAACATTCACATTTATATTATTAACAATTCCACCGCCTGCGCCGCCGATCTGATTATTTGGAATAACTGTGCCGCTTGATTTTGGTGTAAAAATCTCCGGCCCTCGTTCTCCCACCAAATAACTACGCCCTGCGGATGCACGGCCACCATTTGCAAGACCCGGCAAGTTTGAAAATATTCCCCCAAAACTTCTACTTAATAAAGTATTTATTCCAAGCCTTAACAAGGACGATGCAAGATCATTCACAACCGCTCTTGCCGCTTCTCCAAGGCTTCTAGTTCCCATAACTGCATCATGCAAAGCATCAGAAACACCTGTTGCAATACTATCCCCTATTTCTCTAAATATTTCTGCGTGTCTTTTTGCCGCTTCATTCATTTGTTCAATTGAGGTTTTTTGTTTATTTAATTCAAAATTTTGCTTTGCTAAAGAAACAAGTCTTTCTTCTTCCTCACCGTCAAATTGTCTTTTTATTTCTGCAATTTGCTGTTCAAGATCAAATTCTTTTTTCTTTTCTTCGCCTATTATTTTTTCTCGTTTTACAGATTTTGTAAGTTCTGCATTTTGTTTTTTTAAATTGTCTAATTGAGTATTAAATTCTCTTGTAGTATCTCTTGCTTTTGCAGCGGGAATACCTTCTTCAAGCTTTTTAATTTCATCCTGTAATTCTTTAATCTGAATTTTAAAGTCTGTAATTCCTTCGACACCTCCAATATTTTGCGCACCTATAAGGATTCCAAATATGTCTAAAGCCCTATTTGCACCATCAAGTTTTTCTTTTAATTCTTCAAGTTCTTCATTTTTTTGAGCAATTCGGCTTTCTATTGCGGCGGCTGTTCCTTCTTCTAGTAATTGATTAAATTCTCTTTGTGCATTGTTAGCTTCAAGTATTTTTGCCACAAACGCACCAAGACCAATAACAACTAAGCCTAGTCCTGTTTTTGCTAAAGCAACTTTGAAAGCGGTTGCGGCGGCACTTGCGCTCGTAAATCCGACAGATGTTGCGGCTAGTGTGGCATTTGTAGCAATTAATTGACCTGTTGCAATTTGTGCCGAAACCTTAATTGCAAGAAAATTTGACGCTATTAAAGGCATGACAAAACTTAGACCTTTTACCGCCGCGGCAATCCCTATGAAAGCAAATGTTACTTGCCCCGCTTCACTATCAACAAAACTTACAATTGCTTCTATTAAGGCTGTCGTTGCTTTGGTAACTTTCAAAACAACAGGCAATAATTTATTTCCTAGTGTCAATTGCAATTCAAGAACAGCATTGCTAAATGCTTTAAAAACTTCAGCGGGCGAAGCATCCATAATTGCACCAATTTTGTCTTTGCCTTCTTCCGCTGATTTTGCTAAAGCCCTTAAAACAATATCTGAAGTTAATAATCCTTTTGATGCAAAATCTTTTAATTTTCCTGAAGCGATGCCAGTTTCGTCTGAAATAGCTTTGAGTAGTTGCGGAACCTGTTCTGCGATACTTCTAAATTCATCCCCTTGTAAACGCCCAGAACCTAAACCCTGTGCAAGCTGAGTAAATGCAGCGCTTGCTTCTGTTGCATTTAATCCCGCTAGTTTTGCGATAGTATTAAAACCGATGAAAGTAGTTTCAATATCTTTCAAAGAAATTCCAAGCGGCCTTAATCTTGCAAAAATATCTGTTACGCCCTGCGTTGCTTCAACGATTGACAAATTAAATCTATCTTGCGCTTTTCTTACTAATTCTTGAGCCTGTGCAAATTCTCCAAATTCAGATGTAAGAACTTTCATTCTTAACTGTAAAGCCTGAAAGTTTGAAGCCGTACTGACAGCTTGTTTTGCTACAGCCGTGAACGCAACACCCGCAAATGCGGCCTTTAGTCTTCCTAAATTATTCTGTAATGCACTTGTTTGCGTTTGTACACCTTTTAATGCTCTTGTGGCCTGCGAAGCATCAACTGTAAGTTTTACATTAGCCTGTGCCACAAATCAAAAAAAGCCTTTATTATATATTACCTTCTATTTGCTCTTTGGCGATTCAATTCTCTTTTTTCTCTTTCATTCTTAACTTCATAATATGCAGCCCAATATATCAGTTCTTCTTGTGTAATCAAAGAACGTAATTCCTGAATTGTTTTGCCTAGTTCTGTTGCGAGAAAAAATTCAAAATTTATCCAATTATCTCGCGATATTATTTTTTTGCTGAATCAACATTTAATTGAATATCAAACATAAATAATTCAATTTCGTTCAATACACTTTCTGGAAGTTCTCTTTGTAGGTTCGGCGCGTCTGCGGGTGCAAATGCTTTTGACCCATCTTCTAATTCTGCATTTTTACAAAGAAGATAAGTTGATATTGTCAAAGCATCATCAGTATTTGCCGCTGATTGTGCGCGAACACGATCATCCCTAGTTAAAGGTTTAAAGTATAAATCAACAATTTTTTCTCCGTTTTTATTTTTAAATTCATATTTTCTTCTAGCTGTCATCTGATCTTTGTAAGATTCAGTTAACAGGTCAATCGTTCTTTTGTTTGGCATTGGTTAATTAGTTGACTAATAAACTCAATGTATCAGATAGCGCTAGTTATTGCACCACTTGTAATGAAGCTGATATTTATTATCTGAACTTCGCCAAGTGTTGCGCCATATTCTGCGGAAGTAATAATTCCAGAAAATCCAATTTTCTTTGCTGATTGTGCAGAATCAGGGAACAGTTCAAACAATGCGTCAGCGGCATCGCCTGTTACAAGAACATCATCAATGAACGCTTGATAATCTGAGTTTCCAGAAGGGTCATAAATAAGTTCTGCGGAACCCTCGCCAGAAATCAATCCACCGATAAATGATTTAGAAGTGTCGCCATTTACTGTTGTTTCCATTGTGTCCTTAGTGATAGATAAAGACCAACTTCTAACACCTGAAACATCAGCTTCAGTTCCAGCCGCATTGTGGAACATTATTTTGCCAACATCGCCCTTAATCGCAGCCATAACAAAAAAAAGAATTATTTATAAATATATTAACTCTTTTCTGAATTTTTTACATCTTTTTTAGAGTTTTGTTGACTCTCATAATATTTGCGACATTCAGGATCCCAATAGTTCGCTTCCCTTCTTCCCTTGACAGCTTCGATTGCGTCAAGCATTTCTTCAGTAATTTCTAGTTTTGCCATGTTTAAAGTTCCTCGAAAATTTCAAAGGTCATCCGCAGTTGCGTTTGAAACTGACCTTCAGGATTTGGGTTGTCTACGACCTCCGGCCCGATTGGGCTGTCGAAGATCACACTTGAAACTGTAATTCGATTATATAAATCCCGCAACCTTTTGCCGATTGTGTAATTATCGCCTGAACCTATTCCCTGCGGTGTAAAGATATTAAAAACAACAATTCCATTTAAGCGATTCTGTCCGCTTGCATTTCCAAGCGTTAAATAATTACTTTCCCCGAATGTTGTAAGGCACTGAACAAAGGTTGTCACGGCGCTACTATCAAACGACATATTATGAAAAACAACAGGGATTGCGGGGCTACTAGCAAGCTCTGTCGCGACTCTAGCTTCAATTGTTGCTCTTACTGTATTTAAATCTACTGCGGCCATTATTTACCCCTTATTTGTTTGTAAAGGTCTTGAATTTCGTTTGCAAGTTCTTTTGCCAATAAATCAAGATGTTTAGGTTTTAAGCCTTTTAAACTTCTATATGTGCCACCCCAAGACGGCGGTAAACTTGTCCCAAACATAACAGGTTCAGCATATGGAACATTATTGTGAATATGATATTTTTTTCTAAAATTTTCTTTTCCTAGTTGATAATTAAGAGGCTTTGGCGGTCTTATTACAGTTCCCTTGCCAGAAGAACCATATTTGCCTTCTGGGGCGGGTGCGCCGCTTTCTGCGTTTTCTCCTATCTGCCAAGAAACGGCAAGCCTTCCAGTATCAACAGGCGAGCCTTCTTTGACAATACGATCTCCCGTTAATACAGCAACCGACAACAAAGTATTGATTTGTTCTTCTGAATAATCCCCGATTTGGTCAACGCGTATTCTTCTCATGTTCTTAAATATAGGGTGTAAGAAATATCGGTTCCGCCTGATGTTTTAGTAAGAACC